TAACTACACTAATTTTATCTACGTAATAAGTTCCTGCAGTTTGCAAAACAATATTGATGAACATATAAACTGCGCCTGTAGGTGCCTGAATATTTTTATAACTTAAATAACTACTAGTAGTTACAGAGGACGTGTCTTTACTGGCAGTAATTTCAACACCTTTGTAATCAAAATAGTTAATGTATACAGCAGTTGGAGAAGTAGCAGTTCCAGACAAAGTAGACATATAGAGTTTAACTTGGTAATAGTTTCCCGCATCTATTGGAATTCCTGTATTTATTACGGTTTGTGGAGAAACGGTTGCTGCGCCAGTAATAGCTGGAGAAACTGAGCCAGTAATAATGCCACTACCTAGTGTTGAACTAGAGGCCACCACTACTTTTGCAGAATAAAGAGAATCTGTAGAAATTGATGTTCCTACTGCACTGCCTAAAGAACTAGTTTCAGAAGTTAATGTTGCACTACCATACGGTTTCCAAGTTCCAACCCCATTATAAAAAGTTCCATCTTCTGGACTAAGAAGAATATTTCCATTTAAATGAACACGAGAATCATATCCCGTTATCCCTTTTACCATAGAAATAATGCTGTCTTCAGTTCCTTTCATTGAATAGTTTTTAATAGCATTGCTAACTTTTCTTTTTTTATTAGAAGTATTTGTCGCTGATGAATCATTTATTCCATACTGATTTGCTTTTAAATCAACTAATGCAGGACCAGTATTACTCAAAGTATAGCTGGGAACTAATGTATCAATTAATGTTAGTGTCTCATCTAAAGTATACGTAAACCCTTTCATAAATTTATACAAATCAGACGAGGTATCTACTTCATCAATAGGAGTTTGACTTGCTGATGTAAATACTCTTGGAATAGTACTCATAAATTTATCGTGAGTACTGATTGTCTGTCCATTGGGCTTAGTTGTTGGATGGTCTTTCGCCATGATTGTAATAACTTGTCCAGCCGATTGCCATGAAGCAAGAGTAGTAGACCAAACAAACGCACGGTAATAAATAAATTTACCAGGAGTTATTGGGCTGTTATGTGGGGTAGGACGTGAGAGATTATCATAACCATCTTTAAAGGTTTGGACACTCATACTACCTGTTGAGCTGTTAATGCCTGTTTCATCAATAAGAATAATGCCATCTTCTTCATGTATTGGGTATCCATTTTGATTACGTAGTAATCTAAAGGCAGTATAACCGCCAATTGTTTGCACCCAACTAACCTGCACAGTTGTGTAGTCTAATGCTACTGCGGTAATAGGTAAGACTGATACAGCCATTGTTCCAGTAAGCATATTAAGCGCTTCCTCCGTCAATTAAGTCGGTTGTTTTACTAAACGTTCCACCCCAAACAGGGTAAGATGGGTCTCCACCTTCAAAATTTACCCAAACACCATCACCAATACCAGGCAAAAATTGCCCAGAATTTTCTTGTTCCCACGCCCAGTCAGTAACTTGGTCAAAAAGAACTTGTGGAATTTGAAGTCGTAGTCGCCTAATTCCATTAGGGTCCTGGTTATCAACTACAAGAGCACGGTAGATACCGTAAAATCTTGTATTTCCGTACACATCTTTAATCATTATGATTTAGTAATTGTAAAGTAGTACTTATTGGTAGTAATTCCATCACTAGCAGTGATGTTAAGTACGTAATAATAGTTTCCACTACTACTTAGCGTTGCTGTAGTAAAGCTTCCTGTAAAGGTAGACATGCTTCCTCCTACAAGTCCAAATGTCATGGTAGCTCCAGCATTTGTTGCGGTAGCGGTAATATTATATGTCTGTACCGATGACGTACTGGAAGAGTAAGAATACACGCCAGCTGTGAGACTTGGACTCCAAGCACTTGCTGGGCTGCTAATTCCAATCGCAGACAAAGTAGCATCGCTACTTGTTGGGGCGAGGATAATATTGCTAGTAGTATTTGGCAACACAAATATCTCATTTGGAGCTCCCAAAAGAGTTGTACGTGCAGCACTATCTGAAGACCTGTATAGGTAAGTTAATTTAGCATTAGCAACACCAGGAACGCTTTTAATTACCGTTTCAATATCTTCTGGGTATATTGTGTCACCAAAAACCATATTTGTGTAACTAAATACCCCAAGAAGAGCTGTAGTAATATCCTGCTCAACATTTGGTGCAACAGCGGTGTTTGATTTTTGATAAATAACGGAAAGTTTAATTGGAATATATGTAGGTGGAGAATACGTAACTGTAGTTCCTATTTGGCATTTTCCAGGAATATAATTTCCATTCGCACCAGTAGTTCCTCCTATTACATTTATAACAGCTGTTTGAAGAGTCGTCCATGCTGCAGTAGTTGCTGAATTTGTGGAATTCCATCCAGGGTATAAATCTGTAGTTGTAGAACTTTGCTCTGGTGCAACATATAGAGTTACTGAGCTTCTTGTGGAAGCAATCGCATTTGCTTTTCCAACTCCATAAACACCTAAAGCAAGGTTTGAAAAGTCATTAAGAGTCACGGCCCTATTTAAAGCAGTCAATGCTTGCGGAGCGTTAAATTTAATGGATGTGTTACTTTCTGGGTCTGCTCCACCAACTCCAACTGTGGAGTTAGTAACTGACAAACCACTATAGACACCAACATAGCCAGGAATACTAAGAATGTTAGTAATTACACCCGTAGTTACGTTTCCAAGCTGTCCCCCACCAATTAAATATTTAGCGTATATAACAGAGCCATTAGAAGGAATAGCACCGTTTACACCATCACCAAAAACTACAGAAAAGTTTCCGTATTCATCAATATCGGTAGAATAAACGTAGTCATAAGGACCGTAGTCTGATAATTTAGAGACTTGATTCCAGTTAGCGTAAGAACTTCCTGTTTTAACGTAAAGTATGAGCGAGTTATCAACAACCGTATCGCTAGAAAAACTCATAGTTTGATTAGTATATCCATTAGATGTACCAATTTTTTCACCGTAAGTAGCATCATTTCCTGAAACTGTAGTGCTTAAAATTCCATTTGAAGCATAAACAGTTACTGTTCCTGGAGTACTTCCAGAAATAGCTGGAACGGTAACATCTGTAGTAGTACTAAAAATAACTTGAGAAGTAACATTATTAGCAATTACATTTCCATAGCACTGAGTTCCTACACCCAGCGTACGAGCGGTTGAGGATGAGTTAGAAAAAGTTAGTTGCAAAGTTGCAGCTCGATAATTAGCAGGAGTATACCCGTATGTTTTTGCAATATTTACAATACTCTGACGTTGGCTAGCTGTAGCTAGGTTACTTTCATTAGCAACTTTATCTATGTAGTAGTTTACTAAGTCGCTCGCATAAGCAAAAGCCTCTACAAGTGCAACACCAAAGTCAGAAGGGTCTTGACCAGTCCACTGAATAGTTCCAGTATTAATGCTGTTTTGAACTCGCTTAATTAAGGCGTTTTTAATTGAATAGTAATCTCTGTTGGTGTAATCCGCAGAAAATCCTGTGTCATTGGGGTTCATCATAATTAAACTTTCACCTCTTGAAGAGAGTTATTAGAAATGGTTGCAATTCCGATAACCAAACTTTCGGCAGCCTGACTCGGTAAAGAATACGTAACATCTGCATAAATGATATTGTCACTTTCACTAAAGGTTACGTTAACTGATTGCAGAGAAAGTAACTGCAAATACCCAGAAAATACTTTTTCAATTTCAAGAGTAAGTTTATTACTCATATCCTCTTGAGTATTGAATAGATGAGTAGGTACATTTGAACCGTACTTAGGGTTCATTATTCGTTCCCTAATTAATGTGCCAACTGCACTTCTGACTCTATCTGCCCAAATTTTTGAGTAATCAGTAGTATATGAAACTATGTTTTGAGAAGAAATAGTAAATGGAAGACCAATTGCCGCTTCTTTTAATTTAGAAATATCTGGCATTATTTGCTTCCTTTTTTGTATTGCCAACGTGCTTGAGTTTTATTAAACCCTTGTTTTCCCTCAAATACTATTCTATCGGAATTATTTAAAGCAATATGGTTACTATCAAATCTATTTGAAAGATTTTGCTTTGAATTAATTCTACTTTCCACGTCAATAGTTCCTACAACACTTGACGTGCTAAGTCTCTTACCACCAGTTACGTTAGATTTTGTACCATCTGTTAGAATAGTCATTTCAATAGCATATTCTCCTGAGTGAAGCAAACTATGAGTCACATCTTTAACAATCCAATAACCATCAGTTGATTCAGAAGTACCGCTGACATATACAGGAGAATATGGCCTTATCCTAACATCTCCCTGGCACTTAACTTTTGCTGGCATGTTAAACCTTGCCATGTGCGCAGAACCTTCAGCAGATGTTTCCGCACCAAATCTGTCATGAACAACTTTATCTGGCCTATGTTCTTTAAATAGCACATCGCTAGCACTAGACCTAAGGTTTGCACCAACATCTGCAGGGCTTTTTGTGGAAAAAATAGGAGCCTTAGTTACGGGGTCAATACCTGCAACTGTTTTAACCGAACGAACATCTAAATCAGTTTCAATATGGTCGCCTTTAACTGCTCGAAAATAGTCCAATGTTCTATCTAGTTCCATAACATTTCCTGGAGTGTCTCTATCAAACATTGACAAAATAGGCGTGTCGTATACGTCATGGTCAATAACTTTATCAAAAGGTCTAAATACAAGACTAGGACCCTCTATAAATGCAGCATATCCAATTTTTCGTGCCTGTTCCTGAATCCAACCCCAATAAGAGTCACCAGAAAGAATTAGCTGGTCAAATCTATGCGTATGATTTTCTCCAACATATTTTAGATTAAACTCTTTTGCAATAATTTCTACAACTTCAGGAATAGTTACATCAGTAAATATTCTAGTTCCGCGGTCTTTTAGTGGAAATCCTGCACCTATACAATGAACTTGAGTAATTCTTTTACGTTGTGCAGCAATTTCTGTTTCGACAAAAGAAACATACCCAAGCCACGTACCTACTAAGTGGTCCTGTTTCCACGTAAATTTAACAGGGATTCCAGTAGTAAGAATGGACCCCCATAAAGTCATCTCAATTGGAAATTCTAATATTAAAATATCGTGATGACCTTGTTTTTGTATTAGTTCTACTCTTATTGGTTGAGATGCCAATGAGGGCATAGTAGGAAACTCTACGGTATAGGATGTTCTTCTTCTATTTTTTCCAACTATTATATTAGACACCTGGAATCCTTAATTGGTATCCAATAGGGATGTCTAGTGGGTCAATAACTTCAGGATTAAAATCCATAATTTTCCACCAAGAATTTGAGTCACCCAAAAATTCATTTGCAATAAGGTCAAGTCTGTCTCCTTCTACCCAAGTGTAGTAAAAGAATGTTGCTGTACTATTTGGCATTTCTCTAAAAATAACCACATCATATTGACCTTTTTTAGAGTTATAGGCTCTAAAAAAATTTCCATCTGCGTAACGGCTATCTGCAAAAATCATAGTTAATTTCCTCCGACAGTTATAAGATACGGATTTATAGTATTAGTATTGGCAAAATCGGGCAAACGAGCAAAACCAATACTTAGGTTAGTTAAAGTAGGAACCATGCGTTCATCAAATAGGTAATGATTAATAATTATATTTGAAATAAACCCTCTATAACGAAGTTTGGGACCTAGGTGTAATTCGACTTGCCTACGAGCATAATATCCAATATCTGAGGTAAGTTCATTTCTAAGCTCACTTCTCATTGTGTATCCAGTAGCAGCTCTTAGTAAAAACTCTATGTCGTACATAGTTCCTTTATTATAGATAGCTTTTTGCTCATCAAACCCCACAGGGTTTATTGTTCCCGAATAAGGGTCTCTAAGAGCATATTTTCCAGGTGTAATAAGTTTGCCAGAGGTTGTGTATTGGGCCATATCTGCCTGCCTATTTAATAGCAAGTTAAACCTAATACCTCCACCACCATTTTGTGGAGGAATGACATTTGTTTGGTCCTTACCAGATGCTAGCCAACCCAAATCTACGCCCTCAATAGCGGAATAGGTCATCTCTAAAGTTCCAGGATTATACAAAAATTGAAATCCGTATTTAACTGTACTTATATTTTGAGCTTGTGCACTTTTATCTGGAACAATTGTAGAAGTTACTGCATCAGGTGGGTACCAAGTTACAATCATGCCTTTATTTGGTGATGAGTTTGACCACAGTTCCAGCGCATTAGTAACATAGCTTGGCATATTATTTTCACCAATAGAATCGCTTCTAACAGGAAGATAGTTTTGTTTAAGCATACCAACATTAGTAATTACTGGTTTTTTATCAAAATCAGCTTTTGCTTTTAACTGAGCCTTTGTTGGTGGTGCGTCAGTTATTGGTTCTGTACCAGCCCCACTAGTATTTCCAGTACCACTTGGAATAGCACCTTTAGGAACAACGCCCGTAGAAAGTGCTTTATTAAGATTGTACTTGGCATGATTCCAATCTGTACGAGCTTTTTCTAAAAGTGGAGTAATGGCGGTAATAGCCTGTTGAATATCAGGAAGTGCTAACTCATAGTGATTTGCACCCCAGACAGACGTATTGTGATATGGGTGTAAAAAAGTTACTGCAGTAATATCTTCAAAATGATAATCTTCACTAGTTCTAAACAAACCCTCAACAGGGGTACTGAAAATATTTAATTCAGAGTTACTGTAAATAGGGGTTACGTAATTTTCTCCAGCGTAAAGCCCGCCTCCAGAAGGACTCCATCCAGTATTTGTACAAAATTTTTGCCAATAAGTTAATATTTCATGTTGTTTTTTTAACGAATAATACGCTTTTGCTGCTAAATCAATTGCGTGCTGAAGATTTTGTTTTTCAGCAGCAGTTAAAACAGGATTAGTGCTTACTGGTACCCCTCCTAAAGAACCAGTACTAACTAAAGAATTATTGTTTCCAAAGTTATAGGTATATCCACCATTAAAATTAGTATTACCTGCCCAAATTGGGTCTCTAGGTGTTGCCTTAGCCATTAAAATCGTCCCATGTTAGAGGTTAATGAGTCTTTTTCTAAATACTCTTTTACAATCAAAGCAAATTTACGAGCCTCAGCTTCAGACGCACTTGCAATGTTTACGTTAATAGAAACGTTATTGCCTCCGCCTCCCCCAGAACCAATAGAGCTCATATAACCCATACCAATTCCTCCTGAAGGTCCTCCAATACCTGTTTTACTACTTGCAGATAGAGCTGACACAGTTGCTGGAGTAGAGCTTCCACCAAATAATTCACTTATAGACTGTGCTGCTGCTGAAACTCCAGCCATAGTAACTTGAAATAAACTTTGTCCAGGAGCAGAAACATTAGCAGAACTTTTTCCTGGAGATTTTTTAGAAGAATTTGCTAAAAAGTTTGCTGGATTTACAGAAGTACCATTTTTAACAACTTCAAAATGAAGGTGTGGGCCAGTTACGTGGCCACTGTGACCAGATTGTCCGATTACTTGTCCAGCCCTTACTTTATCTCCTGGGTAAACATTTGGTTGAGAAAGGTGGGCATACCTAGTTTGGTAACCATCACCATGGTCAAGAGTGATGTATTTTCCGTATGAATATGGCCCAGACCCAACAGCACTTGATGACACTGTGCCATCAGCAACTGCATGAACAGCACTGCCATCTGGAACACCGTAATCAGTTCCGTTGTGTCCTGCAGCACCCCACATAGCACCTTTTTGACCAAATTTAGCTGTAATAGGACCACTGGCAGGGGGTACCGACATTCCTCCACCCACACCCATCCCAGAGTCACTAATAGTAGCGCTACCAATGGCATTTCTAACACCGTCTACTGGAACTGGAGCACCTTTTAACATGGCACCCGCACCTGCTGCACCACCAGCAAGCCCTGAAAATATTTGTGAAACACCATTGAATACAGATTGAACACCTGTTGTAATACCTTGCCCAACATTTGTTCCCATAAAAGTTTGTACTCTAGCGTTCAACTCACCAAAAGTTCCAATAAGTCCTCTTACTACACCATCAAGTCCTTGGAATGCAGCAACTCCGTTATCAGTTCCAGTAATATAAGAACTTTCAGCGGCAGTCATTTGACTAGATTGAGTTCCGTACAGTTTCATTGTTGATGCTAGGGGGTCTGCATTTCCTGAAGTTAATCCTGCTTTAGTCAAGTCGCCCATCATAGAGCTACTAGAAAAGTTAGTTTTAACTCCCTTACCCCTGTTGAGCATATACGTCAAGAACATCTGTTTTTGTGTGTCGTCAAATCCGACACTATCTAGGCTTACACCTGTAAGTCCTGACCTAAAACTTTTTTCTAAATCAGCACTTGTCATTTTTCCTCGGCCACCATAAAGAACGTTGGCCATTGAAGCAAAAATTTGCTCAGTAGTTTTGCCCTTACCAGTATTTGGGTCAGAGGTCATAATTCCCATGCTTGTAAACAACCTTGATGACATAGACCCAGAACTTAGTCCCGAAACAGCTTGGGCAGCGCTAAGATTATCAATATTTAATAGCCGAGATATGTTAGACGTTGCAGTCATTGTTGGCATAAATTCAGAAGTGTTGGCTCCCATGCCAATACCACCAAGATAATTAGCTGCCATAGCCATAGCACCTGGAGACGATTGATAGCCGCCACTAGCACGCAATACCTGCTGCTCTAGTCGTCCTCTATTCATACCACCACTAAACAAGGCAGTACGATAATAATTAGATGCTTGAGACATTGTTTGCCCAACATTGGGCATCATCATAGACGCGCCAGCAGCAATGCCAAGACCCGCAGTAAGAGCTCCACTAACAATCTGGCCCATGCCAGTTCCGCCATTAAATCCGCCTAGAGCACCCGCAAGCATGTTAGAGCTTCCACTGGTACTTCCAGTAAGACCGTGTATATCTGACTTAAGGCCTGCAATTTGGCTGCGCAAACCAGAAATTAACGAACTTAATTGTCCAAGGTCGCCACCACTACCAAAATCGGTCATTTCTTCACCACCTTACCTAGCTCTCTGCTAATTTCTATCCAGTTGCTACGCTCTCTAGGAGTTAGCATTTTTATTTCTTTTAGGGTCCATCCAGTAAAAACTGTTGAAAGTACTGACCATTGATTAAGTAATTCGATATAACTAGCAATACTAGAATCGAAACAAAGCTCCGAGACTAATCGGAACCACTACCTTACCTTCACAATCAGGACAATCAATAATGATTTCCTCAAACTTTGGTCCAGGACTTCTAAACACTAGCTCATCAATAATGAGCTTTCGGTCTAGAACTCCAAGGTTTTGTACTTGAGACTTATTAAGTACAGAAATTCCATTAATTTCTAGAACAGTATTTTGTAGAAGAATGGTGTTTAGTTCAGCAATAGTCTTGTCAGTTTCTACTGAAAGTTCTTTTTGAGTAACACCAGTAGGAAGGGTCACCAAAAACTCGTTAATTTTTCCTTTAATAGTAAACACTCGGTCAGCAACTGGGTCAATTAATGCACGAATTTTAATATCCTTAGTTACATCAACACTTGTGGATTTAAAATCCTTACATCCAGGACACCACGAAGGAATAATTGCTTCATTACCAAATGTAGCTTTGTATATTCCCAAAAGTAGTGCGTCACGGTCACCAGCCAACATATTGTCTAGCATAGATTCCGTTGCTTTTGCATTACCAATTGAAACTACTGCACGGTTTATCAGCATTGCAAATAAACGACCAGTATTTGTTGCTTTTCCAATAGCCTCTTCATCCCGACCGTTTAGTTCCCGAACCTCGGCAACCTTTGTGACCTCCCCAGTGGGAGATACATACCCACCAGGAAGAGCCACAAAGTTGTCAGAGGGAGGAGTAATTTTTGCGGGTTCAATTTGTATTTCAGGTTCAGCTGTTGCCCTATTAATAAGGTCATTAGCCAAAGCAGCATTAGAAGCTGCATTCATCGTATTTTCTACCATTTATTTTTCCTTTTATTAGATTGTATTAAAATCGCCTGCGGTAGTTGTTAGGTCACTAGCCCATTTTAGGTCAAAGCCTTCGTGAACACATGCAATCTGTTCAACAAAAATAGCATTATCACCAGCATTGAGGTCTGAGTAAGCCAATGACGTAATCCAAGCATTGTATACTTGGAACCGCAGTGCTACGTGGTCTCCCGATACTGCACCTGTCGGGTCAATCTGACCTCCAGGAATTGGGTGACTTAGAACCTGAATTTCAATATCGCAACGAAAATTGTTTTTAGCGATACCTTGGTTGGCTGGACCTGACGAAACAGTTGCGAACAAGTGACGCATCCAGTCCCAGTTTTGGCTAGTACCTAGAACCACACCTCGTTGAAACGAAATAGGTGCAAAAGTAGTCTGACCAGGAATCTGGTGGAAGGTAGTATTGTAGCCACCTTCACGGTAAGGAATGCTGTCAGTAGTAACTGATAGGCCTGAAATCGATGTAAAACCGATTGTGATAGGACCAACACCAGGCATACCTGTTGCATTTGAATCTAGAGGCTTAAACTTTGCCAAAAACCTAAAGTTTCTGATTGGGTCAGTTGTAAGCGTAGAGCGGTTATTAATAATTGTAGGCATTATCTATTCTCCCTTGCCTAGTTGACAGTCAATTGACTGAGGTTGATTACAACAAATTCAGCTGGATACTGCAAAGCAACTCCAACTTCAATGTTTACTTGGCCATTGAGAACGTCAGCAGCGGTCGTAGTTTCTGTGTCACACTTTACGTAGAATGCTGTTGAGGCACTTCCACGCAAACCACCTTGATTGCGGTAAACATTCAAGCTAGCTGTAATAACAGTACGGAGTCGAGACCAAAGAGTTTCGTCATTGTTCTCAAACATTGCAAACTGAGTAACATCTTCCAAATTACGGCGAAGGTAATTAAGCGAACGACGCATGTTTACAAAACGGTTAGAGGTGTTATCCTGCAGCAGAGTACGTCCACCCATAACTACAATTCCAGCACCTGGAATGTTACGAATAGCATTCACAGGAGATGGTGCGGTGTTAAGAGTATCCAAATCAGATGAGGATAGCGCGACTTCTAGGGAGATAGCGCCCTTGATAGGAGTATCCGTACCAGCTGCAACCTTAAATGGTCCAACAGCCTTGTCAGTAGCAATGTATGCTCCTGCAACCGCACCTGATGGGCTAACCTTGCGTAGCGAGCGTGTGCTGCGTCCCACAGGGTCTTGGATGTAGAAGTTAGGATAATATACTGCTCCATAAGCTGTTTTAGTCAAACCAGTTGCATAAGCAAGTGCTTGTGAAGAAGTCTGAGGAGTAGTAGGCGCTGGAGCATCCAAAACTGCAAAACTGTTGCTAGTTGCAGCATACGTAGTCATTGCATTCTGAACAGCTGTAAGGCTAGTTGATGGGGTAGCATCGGAATCAAGAAGCAACTTAGCGTATAGCTCTGGAGCAAACATAACTAGAGGACGAGTAATGGTTGTAAAACCAGTGCTAGCAGCAGTTACATAATCGCTATAAACAGGAGCTGTGCTATCTGTTCCACCTGTAAGTGGGTAGATAGAAGCAGTGGGCACACCAGTAGTGATATTAACTGTAACGCTAACATAGTCAGATACAAGATTGACTACAGACTCTAAGAAATCAGCCGAAGTTGTTGAATTAATAACAATGTTATTGTACTGTTCCAAGATAATGTCATCTGTTGCACCTGCGGTAACGACCGAACTAACAATGGTGTCAGTAGTTCCAGCTTCCTTTGTAACCACAAAGTTGTAGACGTTACCAGTAGCATAGGCAGTTCCACCAGAACCATAAGTTGCTGTAAATGTAACTGGCACGGTTACTGTAAACCCTGAACCAGATGCAGTAGCAACGATTCCAGTAATGTTAAACGAAGTACCACTACTCCCGCCAGTACAACCAGTAATAATAACTGCGTCACCAACACTGAATGTGTTAGTAGCAGTATAAGTAACTGTAGTAGACGAAATTGTTGCACCAGTAACTGTTGCAGTTGCACTTCGAATAGGAATTAGCTGTGCACGTAGATTGTTTGAGTCAGCGCCCTTGTTTTTAGATGTAACTGTAACAATGGTAGCTGGACTAGCAGCAGTATCTTTAATAGTGGCTGATGAAACAGCTGCACCAGAACTCAAGACACGCTTGACGTAAAGTTCAGAACCACCATTTTGGAAGAACTGACCAACACCAAAGGTAGCTGGGAATGAAGCATTGTATCCACCGAACTTCTTGACGAAGTCATACCAAGACGTAACCAGAGTTGCGCTCGATGGGCCCTGAGCAAACGCACCAATTGCAGCACCCGCAGCGTTTGCGGTTCCTGTAACTAGCTGAGTGTCAGAGAGTAGGCGTTCATTAATGTAAACACCAGGACGACTGTAAGCCATCATATCTCCTTAATATAGGTTTGTTTTGAAATGGTTCCGAATTATTGCGTAATGTTAATCGTAGTGGTTCCTACGTATGTTGGGTTGCCAGGACGGCCCCCAGCATTTGTGGTTGTAGGACCTGCAACAGTTATTCCAAGAGTCTTTTGAAGAGTTATATAATTTGTCAATGCAAGTTCACTTGAAACTCGCACTGTTACTGCATTTACAAACAAGCGCTTTGCCTGTTCAACTCCATCACGTTTTGCAACGCTTAGGATATCTAAACGACGAACTGTGCCGTCGTCAAGTTCTAGGGCTCCAAATCTAGCTGGAAGCTTTGTTTGAAGAAGTTGCGCCATAAGTTGGCGGTCATGGCGAGGATTGCGTGAATAAGCCGTAACTTGATAATCAATAGTCATAGGAATTGGCATTTCAATTTCCCATGATTGATTAGTAGTTAGTCCATCTGGTGCCAAGTAATCTGGTGCTACATACCCACGCATTTCACGTTCTGGGTCACGCTGCACATCAATAAGGTCAATAGTTACATACGGATAACTTTGATTACGAAGTTCCTGGTCGGGTTGTCCAAACCAAACACCAACCTGACGTGGCTGAATTGCTCCATCACCTTTTTGGTCATGCACAATCATTCCTTGCAGGTGTTCGCGAAGCGCTTTATCCTCAGAAAGTAGGAAAGTCATTGATTACGTTCCTTTACATGCTGGTGAATAAGTGCTTCATACTTGTGCCGAATATCCGAGATACCATTATCGTATTTGCGAAGAACACCTGTTGGAGGAATAGTTTCAGTACCAAACTCATGGTTAAAAGCGGCAGCGCGGTGCTCTTCTGGAACGTGTACGCCAAGTTTCTCACCATCAAATTTGACAGTAAGATTTTTAACTACATCGGGATGCCAGCCAGCCTCTTTGGCTTTTGAACGTAAATCGACAGTCATAAATGCTGCGAGTTCGTGGGCTGCTGAATCAGCTGCTTCTACGTACTTCTTCACTTTTTCTTGCCTGTATAAGATTTTGGTTGTTCGAATGTCTTACGTACGTAACCAGCGCTTATTAGACCCATAAGAGCTTCTTGGCGACTATTGGGACGATACCCAAGAGCCCCTTGTTTAAACTCTTCTAACTCATGAAAAACGATGTAGTTATTTACTCGTTCCCACCATGGTTCGAAATCTTTAGCGGACATTCGCAAAATCCTTTACAGGCGCAAGCTACTTACGTAGATAGGCATTCGCACGAATACCTACGCTTCAAGAATACGGATTTTTACGTTAAAGTACTGCCTAAACTTTTAGGCATATAATCTTGTTTCATATACGTTTTATAGGTATGACAGTTGTGACAAAGAGTCTGATAATTTTCAGGAGTATTGTTTGCTTTGTCACCATCAATATGGTCTACAGCTAGCTGGCAAGAGTGCTTAGGTACAAACCCACACTCTTCGCATACATCACCTTTGTGCAGCCTCCAGGGCTTGCTGTAGCGATTATTAGAGTCGCGGTAGCGGTTATAGCATACCCAGTAGATTTCTCCACTAATCTTGTTTACTTTAGATTTTCTAATCTTTACAAGGTTCTGACAAATCGAGCACCAACCAATAAGAAGGTCAGTATCAATGTCTGTAAGTAGATGTTTATCCATACCTCAATAATAACAAAAAGACCCTTGCAATAGCAAGGGCCTTTTGTTTGTGTTGGTACTACTTCTTTTTACCGTTACATGAGGCACATTTGCCACACTTGCCGTTAGAACACTTCTTCATCTTAGCGGCGGTGATAACATCGCCCCTAGTAATCTTATTTTTATCCCCAGACATAGCAGCAAGTTTCATCTGCTTTGGGGTCATTTTCTTTTCAGCCATGGTTACTTCTTCTTTCCCTTAGCTGGTTTCTTCTTGTCCGCAGCTTTGATACGTGCAGCAAGAGCGTTGTCCTTCTTGGTGTCTTCCTTCTTAGACAGGGACTTGTCCTTGTCCATCTTGGCGTCACCCTTTTCAAACTTACGCTTTTCAGCAGGAGTCATACCTTTCATGGTCTTCTTGTCCTGCTCTTTGTCTCCCTTGGTACCAATCCAAGGAGGCATCTTTTTGCCTGACTTCTTCTTTTCCATTACTTGGAACCCTTCTTCATCTTGGCTTTCTTTGCACGACCCTTACAGTCAGCACATTTACCGCATTTACACATTGCCATTATTTCTTCCTAACATGAACAGGGGTTGCAATTCCCTTTGATTTTTTACCTTTTACATTGGTCTTTTTGCCGTGACCATTACGTTTACTTTTAGTAATGCCGTTTTCTTTCGGACTCTCTGGAGTTGCTGGAAATTTAATTGGCATTTTTATTCTTTCTCTCTTCAGCCATCTTAGCATCGTTTTCTTCATCAAGTCTAGCTTGTTCTTCATAATCTTTATAAAGCTGCTCTTGACTTAGGGGAGCGTACTTATTTGGTTTAGGTACAAATGGCGTGAACTTAAATGTACGTCTAAGTTCGTCGCCAATAGGTGTATCAGACAATTACTTTACAACCTTTTTTAGCTTAGGATTAGCTTTCTTAGCTCCCGTAGAAGCTTTGCGACTAGCAGAAGCAAGAATTGCATTTGCGGCTTCCTTTGATACGCCCTCTGATTTACTAATCTTGTTAGCTACAGCTTTAAAACCTGGGTGTGCCTTTGTCTTTGCCATTATTTCTTTCCTGTTCTCCGCTTGTTTTCTTTAGCGGTATTGGCTCCGTGCTTTAGGGGGCGGAGGTTAGACTTGCGGTCATCTGAATGTTTATTGTTTTTGTGGTCAACATCTACGTTCTTAGAAAGCTTACGCCCTGAAGACTGTTCATAGTCTTCACGAGCTTTGTTCTTAGACTCTGTACGCCAACCGTCTTTAGTCTTTACTTTCCAAACGTATATGGGACGACCACCATTTTGCTCAGAGCCTTTGTAAGGACCAAACTTTTTTCTACTACCAATTTTAACTTCAGCCATTAGCGGTGTCTCGCTGTCTTCTTAGCAATCTTCTTAGGCTGTGGCACAAACTGCTTGCCTTTACGTCCACCATCGCCTTTTTTCTTAGCACGGTTAGTGGCTGCTTTTTCAGCAGGAGTCAAGTCTTCCCAAGCCTTTTTAGGAAGATAGCGCTTTTTACCCTTAGATGGTTTTCCATCTGAGGTTGTCCATTCTTCCTTAGTCCACTTATCTAGTGAACGCTGGGAGTGAGCTTTAGCCATTAGTTTTTGTAGCCTCCGCCAGCTTTCTTATACTCTGAAGCTAGCAACTGAGCTTTGCGGGCTGACCACTCACCTGGGTCTCCACCCTTAGTGCCAGCTTTAATCTTTTTAAACAAACGTGCACGAAGCTCAGGCTTAGTATAGTTGCCTGCTTCATTTACTTTAGATTTACTTTTTTTTACTGGCATTTCGTCTTCCTTTACCAATTTCTGAGTGCTTCTTATGGTATTCCTTAGTAGCTTTGACGCCCTGCTTTACAGTTTTAGCTCCAGCAAGTTTGGTAAGATTCATGCTTTCTGTCTTACCTGCTTTACTAGTTTGGGTAACAATAACATCGCCCTTATTACCAATGCCACGGTCTTCTTTTTTCTTAGTGACCCTGTGCTTCAATCCTCCAGCAGTAACCCTAGCCATTACTTCTTTTTAGCCTTAGTCTTGCCTTTTTCGTGTTCTTTCATTGATTTAGCCTTAGCAAGGTCACGACGACCCATGGCTACAGCTGCAGCCTTGTCGTTACCGTGGTAGTTCCAAACTTCTAGCGATTTCTTTAGGCGAGTTGGGCGACCTTTGTCGTCAAATAGTGGGCCATCAGATGAACCCATACGAACCAGGAATGAGCCCTGGCGACGGTATTCTTCTGCTGTCTTAGGCTTGCGGTTTACTGGTGCCTTAAGATTGTGTCCTTCAGCTTTTGCTGATGCACGACCCTTAGCATTTAGTCCACCATTTGGGTTTTGGCCCTCTTTACGTTGCCATGCTGCTGTCTTAGCCATTACTTTGCCTTTCCTGCAGACTTTGGCTTAGCCTGCTCTGCATGTTTCTTTTTCAATTGTAATTTTTCTAGATTGTGTCGTGCTTCCATAAGTTGCACTTCTGCATTCTTAATGTTTGTTTTAGTTGCACGAATAATCTCAAGTCCCCCACCATTTGGGTACTTAAGTTCTGCGGGTTCTAGTTTAGTGTTCTGTGCCATTATTATCCTACGTTAAATATGTTTAGTTTGACGCTTGGAGAAAGGGGTCTAGTTGGGTTGGTTCCAGCTGCAGTTGGTACTAGAGAAATTCCTGCTGCACCAGCCCACCAGTAAAACTGAATGTAGTCTCCAGCAGCAACTGTAATAATGTCTTCTACGTTAGCCATAATTTGAGAAGCCTGGGAAGAAGTAGTTGTAAAAGTAGATGCACTATTGTTTTCAATTGTGCCATTCTTTGCCCACCAAACAGTAATGTTGTAGTTGCTAGCACCACCAGAAAATTGGAATTGTCCAAGAAAGTTAATCAAGTAATTACCAGCATTTGCAAAAGTTATTCTTGAACCAGACACCAAAGAAACACCATTAGAAATACTTGTGGTGTCAAAAGTTACTAGATTAGAGGAAGTTGTTCCTGCGTTAGTTAGAGTAGTGGTGTTCTCAAAAGAACCAAAGCGTAGAGTTTGTACTCTACCATCAATATAGTCTAGGGCGGTATTTAGGGTTGTACCCCAGTCAGCCTGTCCAAGTGTCGGTTTAACAAGTGCCATTATTACTCTCCATAAGGGTTTTCGCCATAGTAACCAATACCATAGCCGATAGGTCGGATTTCAGAGGGGGCCGAAGCAGCGTAACTCTGAAATTGTGGGTCATTAACAAGTTCTTCAGGGTTAACCTGGTTAAGGTCAATAGTAACTACAGAGTAGCGGTAATTAAACGAGCCTCGTGGCAAAACACGAGTAGGAACCCATACTTCACCACCGTATACAATACGGTCTTTAATGTGGTTGTTAGAGTCAGTAATAATCCCAGGTAGGTACTCTTTTACTACTCCAACATTTACGACAAGACGCAATGTGTCAGTTGTATAGAAACCACGTTCATTCATGATGTTAGTACCACGAACAAACTGAGCCATAACAACAGGAAGTTTAATTGGTGAAAGCCACCGACGGCCTCCACCAACAGTGCTTGAAGAAACGTCATAAATGTCATCTACATAAGTAGCGTAGCTATTTGCAAGGTTTGTAGATGACCATTGCCACCAGTTAACTTCTACACCTACAGTACCGCCCAGGTCGTCAGAAATACCTTCATACATAGACTTACTTTCGTATTCTATGCTGAAGCGTCCCTGGACTTTATTCCCGCGCATGTACTTCCTTACTCAAAGGTCTATTTAATTGTAGAGCCAAATACTTAGTTATTAAGCCCAACCACCAATATTAACGTCAGTAGTAGTTCCAATTGGCCTAACTTTCATAAAAGAATTTGTTAGGGTTGTGGCATTTGCAGTACTTCCAATTGTTGCTCCACCAGATGTGACTCCCCAACTTACTGTAAAGTTTCCCGCAGTAGAACTTGTTTTAATAATTCCTTTAAACCTAAATCTGTGATACGCAATAGTGGTTGAGATAGATGCAGCAATAGTTGCAGTATTTCCAGCAGTTACCATTTGCCAAGCAGTTGTAGAACTTTGAGTAGTTTGGGCTGCAAGTCCAGTTTGGTATTCAACATGAATTGCAGCCGAAGCACCCGATTGAAATGCCCAAATTAAATTGTAATTAGTTCCAGTAGTTGTTCCTGCTTGAGTACTTGAGGAAATCATTGCCTCAATTTCATATGTTGTGTTTGCTTCCAAGTAAAGGGATTTACCAAAAATTGCACCAGTAGCAGTAACTGGGGTTGCAGGCGAAGTAGTAGTGGCGGTTAATGAAACAGCAGATGAGTTTAATACATATTGTGTCGCGGGAATAAGGCCACGGCCAACAGTAGTGTTTGTAATAAAAGGGGTTGCGTATACAAGTTTGCCGTCATATTCAAAAGCACCAGCAACAGGTGTTGCAAGAACTGCTGGAGAAGAATTTCCAAAATACAGAGGGGCGGTTCCTACACCAGTACTTCCAGAACGTAAGGTCAAAGCACCCGATAAAGTTCCAAAAGATACTGTTCCGTTTATAGTCGTAGTTACACCGCTACGACCAATAGCAACACTTGCCGCATTAGAACCACCAATACTTATAGAGCCGTTAGTTTGGCTTCCACCAACAGCGGACGCTGCACCAACATCCATAGTAATACTACCACTAGTAGCATTTCCAGAACCACCGTTAGTATTAGCAGCAGAACCAGTAGTAATTGTAAGAGAACCAGAGTTAGTATTGCTAGTAGTTGACTGTGAGGTAGTTCCAGATTGAATTGTTAGGTTCTGGGTAGGGTTACCCGTACCACCTGGAGTTTGGAGTACCGCAGCACTGGAACCACTAAAGTTAAACGAAGTGTTAACGGCTCCTTGAGATTGAAAACTTAAAGATGTTCCAGAGGTAGTGTTACCAATAGTTATAGTTTTAGCGTTAGCATTTGTGCCTAGGTTAACTGCACCAGTAGTACCTGAATCAAGAGTAAGGGAGTTCGTAGTTGGTGTAAGAAGAGAAAAGTTAGCTGCAGAAGTTGTAACGCTAGGAACACCTGTAACTGAGGAAGTTCCCCAATCAACTGTTCCTGGAAGATAAGCATACTTACCCCAACCAGCAACTGTATTTACGGTATTGTCTTCAACAAAAAAGTATCCCATAGCACCAGGAGATACTGTATCAAGCAAAGTTGCAGTAGAAGTATTTACTGTTACAGCACCAGTTGAGTCATTGTCAATAATAAAAACATGACCATTTGTAAGAGTTGTTGTATCAGGTAG